CACCATGTGGCCTTGGTGCCCTTCGCCCGTACAGTCTGTACACAGCACAGGGGTCAGGCCTGTACACGTACGCAGAGGAATCGGCATTCATGCGCAACGCACCGGTTGGGGAGAAGATCCGGTTAGCTCGAGATTGAGGTGTGGATGGAGTAAACACCCATTTTGCACCCTTTCCTCGATCGGGACGATCAGCAGCAGTTTGAATCAGAGCTCACCTGAACTGCCACACCATGTGCACCCATTACGGGAGGACCTGTCGCGGATGACTTAGCTAAGACGTCAAGTTTAGCACCTGAAGTGCCGCCGTTTATTCTTCTGCAGCAAAGCTGAGCTAGATTACGGCGAAAGCGCGCTCGGAGTCTGGAAAATAAAATTAGGTAGGAGTAATAGGTAAGGGAAGAGATGAGAAGAGGTGACGGAGAGAGGAGAAAAGAGAAGAAGGAGATACCTGAAAAGAAAAACCAGATTGGAGCGACTGAAAGTAAGAATGCAGTGGTTTGGGAAGGAAATGCCAGAAGGAGTCTTCAGACATATACTTTTGTGCGTCGCGAGCGACTGACATGGCATAAGGACTGTCAAGATTGGTGTACTTGAGAAGTCCGAGATAAGACTCCCACTTCTCAATGGCAGATGGGTCACGAGACTTGAGGATGGCAGTGCGGTACCAGAGTCCATGGGCGCTATAGGTGGGAGTGGCACCACCGAGTAGAAATCCGCTAAACTCAATTCGACGGGCATTCTCATCCTTGAACGCCCACGGTGAGTTGGGGAACGGCTTGGCATGACAGTAGCGATCAACGGCAGCATCATCGCCATTGATGGCAGCAGTGTCGGCCGGGGTGATCTCACAGACGAGAGAGGTGACAACGGCGCGGCGGATGGAATTTAGAATCCAAGTGTAACGGTCGCCGGAATTCTGCATGGTCTTCATGGGACCGTGTTGGGAAAAAGAAGACACGCGGCGTTCAATGTAAGCATCGACGTACCAGGAAGGAAAGCAAAGCTTTCGCATAACATGGACATCAAAATTGACCATGGCAGCGTCGCAACCGACATCCCAACGGGTGACGTCGGAGCCATAAGCGCCATTGTCAACGCGCCACCGTTTTGAATACTCATGGATGAATTTGTCAGGGTCCATACGGCGGTAGAAGAGAAAATTGCCGGGAAAAGCATCGGGAAGGTGATCCTCAAGCCAGAGGGCAAAAGAGCTGTCGAAAAGAGTCTGGGCTATGTCATACTCATGAATGAGTTGGCCTGGTAGGGCCTCTTTCTTTCCCATCTTTTCAGCCTTCTTGATGACTTGATTCTTAAGCGAGATCTTGATTGAACTTGGAGTGCGGTCGGGGTCATGTTGGGCCAACTTTTGCATGACCATGACGGCAGTTCGCTTGGACAGATACTCAGCGATTGCTTTGTCGATGTACCCGTCGAAAGATTCCGGAGACCAGCGTGGAGGTGTGGGAACGAGCCTGTCAAACTCAGCGCACATGTCCTCGCGATGGTTGCGTTTCATGTCAGCCAAATTTTGTTCACGAGTGGCCGACTTGAGGCGTTTCTCTTTGCTGAGCTGGTATGTAGGGGTGTCGTTGCGTTTGTGGACCTGAGGATTGACATAGGCGTTGTCTTTGAACTGGTCGGTCTGTCCAAACCGGGTGCCGGCTTCACGGTGCTCTTTGGCCCACGGCTGGAACTCCTCCACAAGAACGTCGTCGGGGGGGGTGGCGGATGGCTTGTCAGAAGCAGGGGTCACATCGGAAGCGACACTATCAGAAACGAAAACTTCGTTGGTTGCAGCTATAACAGTTTGGAATGCAGAAGCATCGACGGAAGCCCCAATGTTGGCGAACCAAACAAGCTTAGGCATAGACCAGTGAAGGTGGCGGTAGAAGGTGGCTTTCACAAGAGCGGAAGGAGTCAATAGGGAGCCAACGTTGCTCGCTCGCATCTCGTAAACTAGAGCGTTCATGAGGTCACTCCCGGTAGGGGGGGCTTTGATAGTGCTGGCAGGATCAGCGGCAGCCATTCGAATGTAAGTTCCAATCTTGCTGCGTGTTAAAGCAACATAGGCTGTACGGTCCATGATCGCACCCTCAAGACCAGTCATGTCGACCTCGCACGGCATGTTATAATCTTCACCTTGAACGGTCTGAAAGGTCTCAGCATGACGACCGGCAGCGTCGAGGACATTGACGTAGCGTGGGGAGGCAGTGCAGACAGGAATGCCAACTTTGGGACCAACACTGTGGGTGATAAAACCCGGCACCGTAGAAGTAGTGTAGATGCCGAGAGTGTTACAAATGAGTTGGAAGAGGCGATGAGAGAGCGTAGCGTACTTGGTAGTGTGCTGGGCAATGGTGGCAATAGCACTTGGGTCGTGTTTGCTCTGTGTGCCAGCGACTTGGAAAGACCGGTGTCCCTGAGCTGGATCACCATTGATGACAACATGAGTGACCAGAGGGTTGGTTAGAATGACCAGATCGAGCAGACCACCCCAGACTTGGCCGGCATCATCAAAGATGACAATGCCAGAGGAAGGCTCCAGAATGATATTAGTAAGGGTGGGGAAATTGAATCCGCGCATTTCTGGAAAGTCAAGCTTCTCCTTGGCCTCAGCACGGAGACTTTCGGTGTGGCATACCACGCGGGCATTGGACCTCTCTTCCGGGGTAAGGTTGCGCAGGAATTCTGTTGTTGCAACAGTCTTCCCAGAGCCAGCCACGCCCAGATAGGCAGTGACTGGCACGGAGACAGTCTTACCTGAAAGCCGATATGAGTCAATAATGGCGTCGAGTGCCTTGGAGATGTCGGCGGCAGCTGCAGTGCCGAGTTCTCCAGGATTAGACCTGAGGTCGGAGGCGAGTCTGGCAGCACGCTGCACGTCTGCAGTGTATGACAGTTCTTCAGCCTCAAGAGGGACGCAAGGGAGGGTGAACCCGAGGTAATCTTTGACGGCGGTTTCCAACTCTCGACGGAGTTCAATGTAGCGGGCGGGCTTTGGAGGCTCATTGTTCCTGGCACGATTGTCAACATGCTGGGAGCGAGTAGGACGTGTGGGCTGAGCTCCGAC